TGGCTGTTGTGGTCGAAGCGTTTGCGGTACTCCAAGTGCCAAAAATAGATGTCGAAGTTTCTAAGATTGAGCTAGAACCATTGAAATAATTCCCCCACCCAGTCTGGCTGAACGGCGAGAACGTGCCTTGCGTTGTGTTGCCGTTGCGGGTGATGGTGAAGTTATTGCTGGAACCATCTAAGAACGTATTGTTCTGAGCGCCGTTAGTGCCGTTGCCTGGGAGGAGTAACGATACAAGGTTGAAGTAAGCGTCTTTGACTGCGCCAGATACACCCGCAATAAGGGCGTTGAGTATGCCTGTCATAACAACCCCTTAGGTCAAACCGTTGCCAGAGATCAACCAAGTCGTTGAAGTCATCTTCACAGCGGTAGCAATACCGTACTGAGCAAGGCTCCGTGATCCCGTAGATCCTGTGCCAGCCAAGTACATGGTATCGCTCGTAATCGCAATCGTGACAACCTGCGAGGTCATGTTGATAAACGTCAACACCGTACCCGTTGCATAAGCCACCGAAGCATTAGCAGGGATCGTGAACGTCCTTGCGTTAGCGTCTGTCGAGGGGTGGAAGATAACCTTACCAGCATCGGCCTCGACTGCTGTATAAGCCGCCGACTGCTCATTCACGGGGGCATTCAAATACCCAAGCGTTGTGCTGTCAGTAAGCGGCAGCGTTTGCGTTAGGGCAGAGCTGGTATTGGCTGACTGAAGCGTGTTAGAGCCAGCCCCGCTTGCATTGCCCTTGATAATAATTGAAGACATCATTAGCTCCTTAGAACTCTAAAACGACCCATTTTTCACCAGTGCCTACGGTCACTGTGACGTTGGTGCTGATTGTTACAGGCCCAACACTTAGGCCGTTATTACCATCTGTGACTGTGTAATTGCTTGAAATCGTTTGCTGGTTTTCAAGAATGACTGAAGAACCACCCCCGCCACCACCACCGCCCATCAAACGGATCTGAATCTCCTCACCGTTCGCTGGTGCCGTACCAAACACCACATTCGTACCGGAAATCGTGTAGTCAGTGGTTGGCTCTTGTGTGACACCGTTCAGAATGGCTAGGACGTTATCCACCGTCATGCCAGACGCACCGGCAAAACTTGTCGTTGATCCATCACCTGTGTAGGTGTAAGTGGCGTAAGAAGTTCCACCACCGCCGCCACCGCCACTAATCGTCACGGTCACAGCCGTTCCTACAGCAGACGCGGTCACACCTGAGCCAACAAAGTCAAAGCTCGTAACGCCGGAAGTTAATAGAGAGCCTTCATCCGACACCGAGATATTAGTGCCAGTACCAGCGGGTCCTGTTGGGCCGGTAGGCCCTGCTACTGTTGACGCACTGCCCGTTGGTCCTGTGGGCCCGCTCGTTCCTGTAGTCCCAGTAGGTCCGGTAGGTCCAGAAGATCCCGTGGGTCCAATATCACCCTGAGCTCCCGTGGGACCGGTAGGGCCTGCAACTCCGGAAGTCCCGGTGGGTCCCGTCGGACCTGCTGCACCGTTGGCTCCCGTGGGTCCTGTCGGGCCAGCAATACCCTGCGATCCGGTTGGGCCTGTGGGGCCGGCAACCCCCTCAGCACCAGTTGGTCCCGTGGGCCCGGCTGCACCAGAAGTTCCGGTTGGACCGGTAGGTCCAGCAGCGCCAGAACTTCCTGTCGGTCCGGTTGGCCCATCTATACCATTCGCCCCAGTAGGGCCTGTGGGTCCAGCAATTCCCTGGGCTCCAGTAGGTCCGGTAGGACCATTTGATCCGCTCGCCCCAGTGGGACCAGTAGGTCCGGCTACGCCTTGAGCACCAGTAGGGCCAATATCCCCTTGCGCCCCTGTAGGCCCTGTAGGTCCTGCTGCCCCTGCACTCCCAGTAGGCCCTGTGGGGCCGTCTAAACCATTGGCGCCAGTCGGTCCTGTAGGTCCGATTGCTCCAGTAGGACCTGTAGGCCCAAAGCTTCCACCAGGAATATTGACCGTAACCGCGTTGCCAACAGCGGTCGCAGCGACACCAAGACCGACAAAGTCAAAGCTGACAACGCCGGTCGTAATAATGGCGCCTTCATCGGCTACAGAAATATTAGTGCCCGTTCCCGCTGGGCCGGTAGGTCCTGTAGGGCCGGATGCCCCTGTGGGTCCTGAACTACCAGTCGGGCCCGGAACAGTCGAAGCCGCCCCAGTAGGACCTGTCGGTCCGCTAGCGCCAACGTCTCCAGTCGGGCCGGTAGGTCCGGCTACGGTAGATGCTGCGCCTGTAGGTCCGGTCGGGCCACTAGAACCAGACGCGCCTGTAGGGCCTGTTGGTCCCGGTGTTGTGGAAGCAGCTCCGGTCGGGCCTTGCTGCCCTGTTGGACCAGTGGGTCCTGCACTACCGGTCGGCCCTGTAGGACCCGTGGCTCCGCCGCCAACAATAGTCACCGTGACATCGCCACCCACTGCCGTAGCGGTGGCTCCCGGGCCTGTAATGTTGAGCGAGGTTAGGCCAGACGTAATCTGTGTACCTGCATTAGATACAGGAATGTCCGCTCCCGCTCCCGCCGGACCCGTCGGACCGATTACTCCCTGATCGACGACAAGCGTTATCTGGCTTGCGCCGCCCACTACCAGATCAATATCGCTCAATTTGTCACCCCGTTAGATCTAATGAGGAACAACAAAAACACAATTAAGTCTTGTGCTGGCGTTGATCCGCTTGCAGGGATAGCGATTGTGATATTGCCGGAAAACCCAACTGGGTTAGCAGCGTTGATGTCAAGCTCTGTATCCGTCGAAAGCACCGACCATGCCGATTCGTCAATGACCAGCGTAAAAGATCCACCGGACAGATTTTGATTTGTGATGGTCAGGCTTACAGGGGAGGGCGGAGGAGAGAAATCTGCAATATCAAACGTAAGTCCATATCGAGAATCACGAACGTTTGAGAGTTGCCGACGTAAGATTTGGCTTGTGATAGTCGCGCCAGTTAGATTCCTTGGCGTACCATCTTCATTATTGAGCGTCAGATTCCAGTAAGTTTTCTGGTTGTAGACAAGCTCACCAGCGATAATCTGGTTATTAAAACCGCTGACTTGCGTCAGGGTGTTCTTGCTAAAGATCGCCACTATTCCCTCGCTCGGTAAATGACGTTCGCTAAGCCACTCTCAGCAAACGATGGGCTATCTTGTCTTTTCTAGATTCTAAGGCTTTTGTTCTAAAGCCGCAATCCTTTGTTCAAGCTCTTTGATTGCATTTGTCAATACCGCAATCATCTCAGGCATCGCTAAACCCAGCCTCGTCCCCTTTGGGGTTTCGATCTGAGAAACCACTTCAGGGATGACAGACTGCACATCTTGCGCGATAAATCCTAAGTGCGGATCGGTCTGTCCTATGTAGTTAAATCTTACGGCCTGAAGTTGCAGAACCTTTTGCAAGCCGCCTGTGTAGTCCTGTATGTTTTCTTTTAGATTTCTGTCTGACGAATTTACCCATGATCCAGCGTCAGCGTACGCATTCCCGTTAGTGTTGAATGTCCAGGTCTGAGATGCGCCACTTGTGTAAAGAACAAGATTCGATCCTGCGGCATAACTTCCCGAGCTGTTTGTGAATACCCAGGAATTATCTGCAAACGATGTGCCGCGCAAACTTGCAGTCTTGCCAGAAGAAAGCGCAATGCTATTTGTCCAAGGGTCTGGAAGCGAAGGCGTGGCACCGGTAGGGCCTGTGGCCCCTTGCGGTCCGGTAGGCCCAGGAACCGTAGATGCCGCCCCAGTAGGTCCCGTAACTCCCTGCGGACCCGTAGGCCCCGGAACTGTGGAAGCCGGTCCCGTAGGACCTGTATTTCCTTGCGGTCCAGGATCACCTTGAGGCCCTTGAGGCCCTTGAGGGCCCTGTGGACCCGTAGGCCCTGCAACGCCAGCAGACCAACTGCCATCACCCCTCAAAAATGTTGTGGTGTTGTTTGGGATGTTTTGGATCTGCGTAAAGCCGGAAGATGTGTTTGGGAAGTAATAAGTATTAGCAGCAATACCACCAGAAGTGATCCTGATCGCGTAGCCGTTGGCGTTGGCAAACGTAGACGCGTTGCCGCTTGTCGAACTGGTTTTTTCTACAACCAAAGCCTCCGCAACAAAGCTCGAAAGTTTTAAGCCTTTAACTAAAGGCGAGCCCGCTCCATTAACAATTTGCGCGGTAAATTGTCCGCTAGCGCCGCCATTAAAAACTACAGGGGAGTCGCTAAAAGGGTAATTAACTGCGTTGATTTTTAAAATCGTGTTGTCGTAACCCGAAACCCCAAGAGAGAACCAAGGCGTCGCCCCACCGTAAGTCGTATAACCCTGTATCTCGAGGTTGTTGGAATTATTAATGGTGATGCGATTCGCGCCAGTGCCAGAAGCAATCTCGCCCCTAAGATAAGCAGCGGAAGCGTAAAGACCGCCTGACGTTTTATCAAGATACCAGCCAGCCGTTCCGTAGCTAGATGATGTTGGTGGAATCGGCCCGTTATAGTTATCGGACAGAATGCTCTGAAATACCGACGCGGCTATTGGCCCTGTCCATGCCGTCGAGTTAGCAGGAACTCCGTCGACCGCAACACCATTGGCGTTATATCTGCCTTGGAGATACCAAAGCACCTGCCCGATCGTAAGTGAAGGCATCGTGGAAGACCAGCCTAGCGGAACGGACGAACCAGACGTTGGTGTCGTAAATGTAGGCGTTGCTGCCGTTTGCGATTGAACGAGATAAGCGTTGATAAAAGCAATCCCAATCAATCCAGATCCGCCTGTAGGTCCAGAACCTCCAGTTGGTCCGGTGTTACCTTGTGGACCCTGGGGCCCCTGTGGCCCCGTGGCACCGCCCGGTCCTGTTGGCCCGGCCATGCCTGTAGGAGACCACACAAGTGGCGCACTAGTTGCAGATAGCGAGCTTTTCGCAGATTCATTTGCAACTGAAAATGCAAAGTACCAAGTGTTGCCAGCAATCTGTAAGTTCTCAAACTTTACTGTTGATCCGTTTGCAAAAATAGATCCGTTACTCAACACCTGAGTGCTCATGACTTTCCAGTCTGTGGCTGAAGGCGTTGCGCTAGATGTATAGAAAAGAGTAACGGTTGTCACGCGTCCCGTAGTGGGCATCGTGCAGGTAGCGGAAAAAGTCGGAGGCGCAGCAGAAGGCGCAAGGTCTCCAAGCACAGGAGCATTTAGCGAAGAAAAAAATGTCGGAGATGGAAGGCTGGAGTTAGGCGCAGGAGCAAATGCTGTGATGCTTGCATCGTTATAAACGTCTGCGTTGTACTCGGAAAGTTCTAGTGTCGCGCCGAGGTTGCCGTCATCGACAGTCGCCTCCGACACCTTCATGACGCGGAAGAGTTTATTCGTCCATCCGTAGTCAGCGTTAGTGATGTCAACAACATCGCCAGCGTCTACCTGAATGCCAGGATAGGAAGATGTGATCGTGACAATCAAATCTTCTCTTGCCTGCTCCAAGCGTCGGTTACCAAGGTATTGAGCCTGCACTGAGTTGTTGCAAAACTCCAGGCTTGTCGTTTGTCTGTTGTCTGGTTCATTGGGATACCGAAGGATCGCTGGAGTCTCCATGTAAACCATGTCCGGCTGATCTCGATTGTCCTTTGATGGAAACTCAATCTGAATCTGGTTGATCTGCTGATTGATGTCGATTGCAGAGACCCTGATCTCACCGATAAGATTTGAATCATTAAACGAAAAAGTAGAGCTTTCTGCTTTGTTAATGATGATCGACCAAAGACCCGAGGCAGCGTTATAGGCCATCCATGAGTCTGAGCACTCCAACATCTTCTCGACGTTGTCTAACACTGGTTTACCTGTGTCTACAACACCGTTAATTCGGTATCGAGCTTGAGTCGCTGAGCCGCCGCCAGAAGGCGTATAGGTGATAGTCTGATCGGAGTAAGTATTGAGAGCTGTAGCACTTGCGGAATCCACAAGGCCCGTCATGCCTGCGCCATAACGATCATCGGTCATGTAGTCGTACCAAGCATCTCCAGGCTTACATTCTGATCCGCCTTTTGGCAAGTGTGTGCAGTAGAACGTGATTGGCTGTAGACCGGTCGTCCCTGCATCCGCGTTGTAATTAAGTTTGACAATGGCAAACGCCAAACCATTCATCTGCCTACCAGACGAAGGCCAACGTAAGGCAGCAGGAATATCTGCGCCGCCCATAAATACATTGGGAGCCGTACCGTTTACAGCGGTGATAACACCAGCTTGAGTTGAGGTGTAAAGGCTGATGTAAAGATTGCCGCTAATTTTCGTGTCTGCGTTGCCGTCGCCATCTGTCAACGAAATGACTTTTGTTTGATCTGTATTATCAAATGTTATAAGACGGTCGCCGTAGTAAAACTTAGTTCGATCATAAGTAAAGGTTGCAGACGCATCTGAAGAGATGGAAGAGATCGCAATGACGTAATACATCGTCTTTTGATCTGTGGAGAGAACGGCATCAACAAACGTACCGCCTAACCATGCGCTGCCATAAACGACAGGGATTGAATTGTTATTAGCCGGCGGCATTTGCTGCCGAGCGCCCATGTCCTGAGCCTGGGACGGCTTGCTACCAAACGCCCTTGTGACGACATAGGACACTGCAAAGTTAATTGCAAATGTCGCAGCCGCTAAAGCTATAGATCCAGCTTGTAACGTAACGCCAAGGGCTGATAAAACGATGGATGCTGGCATGATCTACTCTCGAAAGAAGGTCGCTTGCAGTGGTGCAAATTTGTATCTTGTGTAGTCAATTTCTGGTGAGCTGGGCATAAGACTCGTACAGACAATCTGAACTCGCTTTTGGTCAAGCATGTCTTGGGCTAATTTATTGAACCGCAGCCAAAGCCTGCCGCCAATAGATGTGTCTCTATATTCCGGCATGACCCACCACGCCACTTCGTGTAATTCCTTGACGGCGCTATTCCAAAAGTTACAAGTGACATAAGCGGCCAAAAAACCTCTTAGCTGATCGTCCACCAAAATAAAGCCGCGGCCTTTTAGCATCTGATAAAACAGCGAACGGACATGGCCTTCGTTCTGATTGTGTTTTAGTGCTTTTATTCCTGCTTCTTCTGCGTAGGCTTTCATCATGTCGATTAGGTGAGGCATGTCGTATTTTGTCGCGTATCTCATTGTCCAATTTGTCCGATCTGATCGATAACCCTTTGATTGTCATTTTCAACACCGCTTACTACATCTGACCCAGGAGAAGCCTGGGAGCCAGTTTGAGGTTTAGCACCAAAGTCAAAATATTGACCAGAGATTGCAGCCACACGGCTCATGCTTGCGTCCCTCGGAAGCAATGGATCGCTTGGATATAACTGTTGCCAACTATTTATGTTCGTTCTAATGCCGCTAATCTTGTTTTCTAAGATGGCCCTGAATGATGTGCAAGAAATGGAAGCAGTTACGGTTCTACTCCTGATGTTTTCGTTCCAATCTTCAGTCAAGCTGATGTTAGAAACGATCCCCTGGTAGCGCTTGAAGAACTGCGTTGAAGGACTCGTGATGATTTGATAATTGGAGTCAAAGAATCCGCGCCACACCTCTAGCGTCGATCCCTTGATGTCAGCACCAAGCACCAAGTTAACGTTAGTCGGATCAATGCCTATGAGACCTATCACCATATCAACTGACGTAGCCTTAATTTCTCGGTTTACCGCACCAACAGAAAGAAGGCTCCCGAGGCCCGAGAATGTATTGCCGCCAACAGTGATAGCAGCAGCCGCATTACAGAACGTATAGGTCGCAGAAGCTGTTACTAGTTTTACAAATTCGCCGTGGGTAATGCTTGCGCTATTTAGCGCCGTCATAGGGGTACTCATTGCACGTTCTCCCTAAAGACGAAATCAGAGTCCCAATCAACAAACGCGCCATTCGTCATGGGGTTTAAGGTGTATGTTGGGCAAACCTCAGCGACCACAGAAAACGTGCAAGCAGAGCCTACAGCGGTCAACGTCCCAGCAGTGGGCGTTCCTATCACCGGTCTATGCAAAGTCACGCTAACGGTTGATCCTGAGCCTCTCAGCACCTGTGCCGTGACCTTGTATGCGTAACTTCCAAGCTGAAGAAAATCACCGGCTTTAAACACAATCGTTGAGCTTGCAACTGAGGGAAGGTTGCCGACAGAAATCGTAGTTGCATTTGCGGCCGGAACAGAAGCAAGGGTAAGTGCCGCCGCTTGTACGCTTGTCAGTTCGCCTTGATAGCTTGTAAACCATGAAAGGTTTGTCGAGCTAAACGTGATGGTCGCCGCCGTTTGCCTGTCCAGGTTATCAATGGTCTGGATGACATCGCGAACCTGCGGGTAGTACAAGAACGAGTGAGGCTTGACTGTAAACACCCAAGGTACAGCGGTTACATATTGCGCCGTTCTGACCTGCCCTGACCGAGAATATTGCTGGCCTACCATCCTGCGGTTATTGACCGTAATAGACTGAGAAATGTCTAAGATTGTTTGAAAGCTCATGCTCGACCTCTCGGTGAGAGTGATTTCTGAGCGTAGGCATTCGCAGCCCAGACCGCTCGATTACTGCCCATAATTCGTTCCTCGAACGATTTAACGTCAATCGCCTGAATGTTATAAACAACGCTACCGCCTGTGGCCGCAAGCGCGTTGTTAGGGACGATCGTGCCGCTTGATTTCGGCACAAATAGCTCAGGGCCCTTTTCGCCAACAATGTAAGGTTGATTGCTATTAACCGGTCCACCACTGGCTTTAAACAGGTCCATGAATGAACCGCCAGCAGGTAAGAATGAGTCAATAAACCGGTTTAAAGATCTTGTTGCAAACCGCTGAAACAAACTCTTAGCTAAGTTTTTGAAAGCTTCGGCGGCTGACTTACCGCGCATAAACGCATCGACAATTTCAGCGCCAAGACTCTTAAACCCGTCACGAAGGTCTTCCAGTAATTCCTTCATCGGATCAATCTGACCCTTCATGTCGGCAAAGTATTTGTTGACAATCTTGAAGTATTGTTCTTCAGTGATAAAACCTTCTGACAATAACTGATCGACTCGCTGTAGCTTTTCACCGAGTATTTCTAACGGTGTCAGGGAAGCTTCAATTTCTTTTCTAGCAAGCGCAAGCATCTCCTCATAAGACTGCCCTTTGCCAGGAGAACTTGGCTTGTCAAATGGATCAGCATTAGGAAATAACGCGCCATAGTCAAGATCTTTAGCGGCCTCCTTAATGTCAGCCTGAACTTCGGCTAAAAAGTTTTTTCTAGATTCGTCCGTACCAAAAATAGCCGTCAAAAACTCAGGCTTTTCTACCTCTTTTGCAGCTTTGGCAGCAATCAATTCATTAGCCTTTTGCAGAGCTTCTGAACCATATTTCGCGGCCTCAAATCGCAAAGCAGCATCTTCACCTTCGCGTAACTTGCGAATCTGAGCGTCCAGCCCATCAATGTATGCCTTGGTTCTTTCGGCTTGGCGCTTAGCGTTTTTCTCGGCTTCGCTTTCTTCTTTCTTTTGAGTTTCGCTTTTCGCGGCCTGCGCTTCTTGTATGGTTGTGATTGTTTGCAGAAGCTGCTCTCTAAACTTAGCACCTTCTTTAGTCGCTTCTTTTGTGTTGAGTGCAAGGCTTAAAACAAAGTCGCGCAGCTCTTCAAACGTGCGTTTATTTTGGTCAAATGCTCTTAACTCTTCAAATAGCTTTTTGGCTTCCTCTTGAGAAACACCAAGATCCTTAGATAGCTTCTCTATAGGAGAATCCATAAAAGGCTTGAAGATTTCGGGGAGCGCTAACTTCCATATAGGCGCGTATTCATTTGTCAGCGCCTTAGTGAACTCTTTGATTTCGTTAGTAAGCTTTAGCTTTGATATGTCGTAAAGCTGTTGATACAAAGCCTTTAAAGCTGGCGCGGCATCGCTGTAATAACTCTCGCCAATATCTTTCAGCGATAAAGCGGCTTTATTGTTGGCAGCAACAAATTGAGCGGCGGCGCTTGATGCGTCTTTCGTCGCGTCCTCAAGAGTTTTTACATCTTTTGTAAGGCTTGAGAATGCAACAGTAATTAACGGAATACCGACTGCCGCAAGGCTACCAAGAACCACGCCTAACGTACCAAATCCGCTTAAAAGCTGCGGAAGCTGCTGAGTAAAGGCTTGAGCCGCCGACGTTCCAGAGGCTACCTGTACAGAAAAGTCCTGAACTTGATAACCAATATTTCTGAGGTTATATTGAAAGTTCTTTTTTGCATTGGCCGCATCGTTTAATGCGGATGAGTAAGACCTTGTTTGCTGGCCGGTAGATTCAAGCGTTTGGCCTAGCTCTTGAGCTTTCTTCTTGGCTTCGTCAGCGCCTTTTTTGAACTCTGCGCTATCAAGGCCCAGGCCGACTTGTAAACCGGCGATCATCTTACCTGCCATTGTTTCCCCCTAAGATGTCAAGAAACTCTTTGCGAAATCCTGGCAACGAAGTGAATGCTAGAAAATCGCGCTCTTGTCTTGTCATGTTGCTTGGAGGTATGAAATATTCCTCCATGTGCGGGAAAAACTCTTGAGGCTTCTTAGACTGTGCGTTGCGCGAGAAAGAAGACCCAATGTTCCAGACAATCGCCATCAGGTGCGACATAAGCATGAGGTTTTGCCTGCCACCTATCATGCCGTCGCGCCACATCAATTCTAACGCTCTTACGGTCGCTACATCAAGATTATCAAAGACTTCTGGCCGCTGTCCGTTGAATATTGCAGCAGCTCTAATCTGAAGATATAGCGACCCAGTTAGTTTTTTTTCGTTTCTTCGTAAGAGGGATCAACTGTCTTTTGCACAAGCTCCACAAGATGCTTGATATCAACCTCGGACAGCGTTTCAGAAATATCGTCATAAGACAGGGCAAATAAATCTTCGCCTTCCTTAAACCCGACAAGCGAAATCATTGCAATCTCGCGCATCTTTTGAATGGCTTTGTAACGCGCGGTAGTCCTCATGCTGGACCCTTGCACAATCACATCCTGATCGGAAACCGTAATGCCTTCGTCGGATGGCGTGGCAAACTCCCACAATGATTGCAAGAGCGCTTGATACTCAGCCTCGACAACTTCATCTGAAGGCTTACGCATCTTTGCCATCAGTTCCTGCATCTCGTTACGAGTAGGAACATAGACTTCTAAATCGTGGCCGTTAAACTGAATTGTCTTGTATTTTTTTCTCTGGAATCCGCCCAGACGTTCGTGTAGTTTCATCTTTTCGCCCTTTGTTTTGCTGCCCAATTGTTTAAATGAGTGCCTAGATCTTGTCTTAGTATTTCTAACATGTTTGGTATAGCAGTTTGAAAACCACGCCTTATAAAAGGTGTGGCCGCTTGGTCTGCCGTCCCATATTCACGAGCTTCGGTTGCAGGCCGGTATTCGCCCTTCTCGTCGTAATACTTGACACCAACATCAACATAACCAAAAGCAAGCGTATTTTGGTTTAGATACTTTCTCTTCTTGTCTTTGCCGGATGCAACCTTAGCGCCAGCACGAACCGTTGTTCTCATGCGACCAGTATCTACAGGCGCAATTGATTTAATGTAGTCTTTTGCGGGAACAACAGCTTTCCTAAGAGCGGGCACCAAGGATCTTTTGGCCGCAGTAGAGCCAAATTCTTGCTGCATGTCCAGAAGCGTTTTCTCCAGCTCCCTTAGCCCTTTTACCTCAAACTCCATTGGTAACAATCCGCTTGTAAATAAGATCGTTCAGCTTAGTGACGTAATTCACGACCTCTTCTGGAGTCATGTCAGGCGCATGAGCTTCTGCTATCTTGTGACAGAGATTGATGTTAATCAAACGCTGTTGAGGATACCCAAACCAGTTCTTAGCTCCGGTTTGGGCTTGAGCGATGAGATAACTCAATAAATCATCACTCGCTCTTTGCATGAGCCCTCAGCACAGAAAGACAGACTGCTTCGGCACCGCCGGGGCTGGCTTCCGATAGGGCGGCATCCACCTCTTGTAAGGTAAAGGGATGCCCTTTTGCCATATCGTGAAGGTCGCCACGGAATTCGGCCATCAAAGCGACAAGCTCATCAAGTGTTGTTTGACCAACCATATTGGTTCCCTCGCGGGTGTATTGTGAATGTAACTTGTGCTTCTGCGCCCGGAGCGGGATCAATTGTCCACTGACTGACACGGCCATTGAAAGCAAAGTAGACGTTATTGGTTCCGTCTGTAGCTTTAATGATAAACGTGCGGTCAATTGTTCCGTTGTACGCGTCACCACGAAGCAAAAGAAGGTTTGTGTCAGCAGGATTCCAAGCGGCCACAAC